TTATTTGTATATAAATAATTACCACTTGCGGCTGTAAAATCATAATCTTTAGTTACAAAAAGATCAAGTTCTTTTATTGATTTAGGATCTGATAAGTTTAAATTTATAGATATGTCAGTATCAAAATAAATAGAAGATATAGATAGACTTGAATTAGTAAAATTTACTAAAGAAACTCCTGTATTATAAAAACCACTATTATAAAATCCGCTATTACTAACGCAAACCACATCTATAAAAAATTGATTTAATCCCGATAAATTATTTTCTCCAGTTAATAAAGTAAAAACTTCTGAAATTTGTTCACTAGTTTTTGAATATTGTGTTGTATATAAAACTTCAGGATCTTGATATAGAAAATTTCTATTTTTATCGTAATAATTTATTAAAAACCCTGAAAAACCAGCATCAACAATAAAACCTGATAATAAATTTTTTGTTATCGGCCTTTCTACCTGCCAAGATAAATCTATAGAATCTTGTCTTATAGAACCACTTATAAAATCAACAGACCCATCCAACCCAAAGCTTTGCGCCGATATTGATTTGTCGGAACTAGACAAAGCGTTATCGAAGTTAAAATATAAATTTTTAACTACAAAAGGGTCGTTATAATTTACCTCAAGATTTTGTAAAAACGCCATATATTTAATTACACGTTAATAATTTTATAATTTAAATCAAAAGCATAAAGATCAATTGATGTTTTTGCTGATATATTTCCAGCGAAAGATTCACCAAGAAAAACTTTAACTTTACGAGCGTCTTCCTTTAACAAATTAAAATTTAATGATTTTCCATTTCTATTTATAATACACATTATACCAAATACATTATTTACGCCTCTTTGATTTATTAAATCAGTAAACATTGAAATAAAATCAACAGTTAAAGCTTCATACTGAGCGCTAAAAAAATTGTCATTTAATATTTCCTGTTCTATTAGAAAACTATAGTCATAGCTTGAGTTTGAAGCGCTTGTGTAAGTAACAGATTCAATTTTAGTGTAGCCACTTATCTGAGTATCAGTAAATAACTCGCTCACAATACTAGAGGTCGAAAAAACAATTTCTTTCGGTTTGTTTTGAGCTTGATCTACATATTCATTTTTTTCTATTATGTCAAATTTTTCTTCTGTATACTTCATTGCTGATATAGTATATTCATTTGCTGAAACTTCATTTATACTAATAATTTTATACAAATCAGAAAGCAAATCATTTTCGTTTATATAAATAGAAAAATTAGCTCCTGATCTTAAATTCGAAAACTTGCCATAGATTGCATCAGGATATTTTGAAAAAAGAATGTTTTTAATTGTTTTATTTGGAACGTTCATAGCCACAACACCATGTAATGGTTTTCCTTTGGTTGTAGCAGATACGCTAACTGGACCATAAACTAGAGTTTCATTTCTATAATATCTTACATTTTCTCCATCATATGTAACTCTTAGTAAATCAGCGTCTTTGACGCTCGTATCAGTCACGTTTAAATTAAACGGCAAATTATCTTGTAAGATTGATAAAACAGCCGTAGCTCCATTTCCTATCACTTGAAAAGCATAATTTATGTCACTTTCATCTATTTTTGGATTATTTATTTTTGACAAACCAACGACGCTATTATGATTCCCAGCATCAACAACAGAAAAAGATATTTGACAATTATTAACAAAACTATTATTTGTATAAGCTTTTTTATCAAAAACATTACCCCCTGCAACTGTTCCTGTAAGTTTTAATCCAGAATCTTCAACAATAATTTTATTAACAATGCACCAACTCATATAAGCATTAGAAATTATTTTTAAACGCAAATTGGTATTATCTACTTCAAGAATTGAAAAATCTAATTCAGATGCTACATCATTAATTAAAGAAAATATTTTAATATTTTTTCCAAGACATTCTGCTGAAACTTCTCTATCAATATATATGTAATTATTTTGAAAATCTAAACTTACTATTTTACCAGAAACAGTGTTTGCATTTTTTAAATTATCAGACAGCCTTATTACATTACCTATTTGTAAAACTGTAGCCTCTAAACCGGTTGAAAACCCAACAATTTCTGACTCTAATTTACCAGTAGCCAAGAACCAACGCCCAATTCTTTGCGCTTCAGACCTACTGGTTATACCAAAACTTAAAATATCTTTTTCAACTATTCCATAGCTTTTAATTAAATCTTGATCTTCAACATACACGACTTTATCTTTAAAATTATCGCTTTTATCTAAATAAGGAACTTTTGCTACTGAAAACGAAGTGTTTAAATCAGAAGAAGCGTATGTGAATAAGCCATCTTTCACATTTGAATTCGTAAAAATATAAGTCGGCTTCTGTTTAACATCTGAAGTTAAATTTAAAAGACCATTTTTAAAATAAAATATCCCTCTGAATATTGAGGAAAGATCTGATAATATTTTGAGACCTTCTGTACTACTATTAATTAATAAATTACAAGAAAATCTTGGTTCTAAATAATCATCGTCTTCTGGATGTTTTGCGACACAGTACCCTTTATACACATTCAATGAAGCATCAAATATTTTTAATTTCATTTGATTTTTACTAACAGCTTCGTCTTGTGCAAGAAATAAACCCAAACTAGCATCGCCAATTATATATTTTAAAATGAATAGTTTAATTTCATTTTCAATGTTTTTAGAAGGATCTTGTTTAACATAGTCCATCAATTTTGAAAACAAATTTCCTCTCAAATCGCTTTCTAATATTTTTCTTGGACCAAAATCATTACATAGTTTTATTGTCGCAGTTGTACCGCTTAAAGAAACGGAACAAATAATTTTTTTAAAATTATAATCAACATTTTCATCATATGTATTTTTTAAATCATAAAGGTATAAAATAGATCCAATTGGATATTTTTGTTTTAAATTTTCCAATGTTTCTGTTGCTGCCACAGTAACAGAAATTACATTATAATTTGCTTGACCATATTGAATATTATTATCATAAGTGAATAAATCTGCATCATATTTTGTTCTAGAATTAGTTTTTACCAGTTCATCGCAAAATTTAGACAACGTTAAAAATTGCCATTTATTTAAATCTAATTCATTAATATGTCCCCTACCCATTCCGTATCTACTGTTAATACATAAATCATAAAACACCCAAGCCGGATTATTAGTCCACTTCAAACTAACATTGAAATTTCCCGACCAATTATCAACATATTCCCTAGCCTCACCATCATAATTTTCAGGAACCCTTATTTTTAATAATTTACAATCGTAAGATCTAGTTGGAATTGCGTTAAAATGTTTTGAACTAATTCTTGTAGAAACAGAGCTACAATAAGGATAACTCATGCGATAAGGAACATATTCAACGACAGAATCTAAAGAAAACGTTCTAAAAACATTTGTCTGCGACTGCACTGATTGTCTTAAACTATAAATAGTTATATTCATCTCAGGAAATGGATCTAACTTTAAATCTCCATCGTTTTTATTTAAACTTATAAAAAACGGTAAAATCAAAGGCCCTCCTTTTGCAACGAAAGATGCATTAAAAAATAAATACGAAGTTGTTCTTGCGCTTAAATTTTCCGCTTCAATCATAAAGGTAATAGGAGCCGCTGCTGTGCTACCACCATCTTCAATTGAATATAAAGTATCGATACTTATTGAAAATTGAACTAATGCTGCATATCTATTAAGCACACGATGACTTACTGGAGTACTAAATTGTTTATATTTAACAAAATCTTTTATTTTTTGATCAACGGATGCGTCTTCTAATTTAAAAGGTTGACTAAAGAAGCTTGGTTTAAAAACAGTTGGTTCTGTAAGTGTATTTTTATATGCAATTGCTTTTGGTATATCATATATTCTGTTTTTATATTCAAATAGGCTTGACGGTATAAAACTACCTTTTTTTCTTTCCGTTCCTGTATCAAAACTAATTTGAGTTTGAGCGAAGTTAAATAAATTTGTTCTGTAATCTACAACAGGTATATTATTATAATATATAGAGCTTCCTACGCTAGACAAAGCATCATCTATTTCTAAATAACCCACTGTTTCACCATTTTTATTTGCAAAACCTTCTATTGGTCCTTCGCACAAAAGATCGTCAGAAGAGTAAAACGATTCCGTTTCAAAAACATTACCTTGAGCAGTTTGCGCTTGGTTTTTCAAAAAAACAGATATCTGTTCGTCTAGTTCTATTGTCATTTTAATTATTATTATGGGTTAAGGTTAATCTCAGCCGATAAAGCTCTCGCTTGTTTAGCCACTAGAGACATTGCTTGATTTGAACTTTTGCTTTCCGCATGTATTGTAAAAGATATGTCGTTACTAATTACAATAGAACCTATTTTTAATCTTCCATAACCTATTGGAATACTCACATTTCTTAAAGAAACGTTTTCATAACCCGAAAATAATCTTGAAACCGTTTTTATATCAGTTGGAGATTCAGGAGTTAACAATTTTGTTATTAACATCTGAATTCCAGTAGATATAGCTAATAATATTAATCCAATTATTATTTGTTCAGCGGAACCTAATATCAATGGAACAACTTCAACTTTTGAATTCCTTTTTAAAATTGGAGAATTCAAATATTCTGGAGCCACAATTTTATCATCTACATAAATTATAAAATAACTTATATACTCATTTATATTTCCTAATGTTGATATGAGCTTACCAGTATTAGCTTCAATAGCTTGAAAAACCTCAATAATAGATTTTACATTTAGACTCCAATTTGTTTCAATAAAATTTTCAAAAACACCATGTAATTTTACATTGACCATATAATTAATTACACTTTCTTTCTATCATTTCATCACTATCTATATTATACATAAGCATGTTTATATTATAATATTTTTGATACATAATGTCTAAATCAGAAAAAAAAGGATTAGATAAATGACTATGGAAAAAGTATTTTATTTTATACTTATTTTTAATTTCTAGATAATCTTTTGGGGAAATTAAAAAATAATTCTTTTTATCTAAATGTTTATTTTTTATTGGCATGAAAATCAAATCATCGTCTGACTCCACTATAAATCCACACGTTTCCTCAAATGGATTTTTTTTACAATAATTTTTAATTTCTAACAATAAATTATTTTGAATTATCATAAGGAAATGTTGATGGAAAAGCACCAAATGGCAACTTCCCACCAGGAGTATCTGGATCTGCTAAATAATCTTTAAATCTTAATAAACATCCTCTAAGAGTTTTAGAACATTTATCCTGCTTCCAAATATCAGTATTAAGATCTGGTTGTTTATTTAAAATCTCAGAAGAAATGCAAACATAAAAATTCTTTGGTTTGTTATTTGTATTTAATACAAAATCATCATTCAAATCAGTTGGCACACTAGGTATAAAATCTAAATAAACAAAATCCCCTTGAGAATAAGTTATTGATTTATCCCATCTTCCTTTATACGTTAATTTTTCTAAACCATAATTTTCATTTTGTAAATTATAATTAGAAGTTTTTAGATAATTTTTTAAAAATGTTTTATTATTTTCGTCTGCTACAGGAACCCCGACATCTGCAACATTTCCCCAAACATTAGTAAACCACCACGAACTATTAAGCATTCCATATTTCTTAATATATTTATTGGCGTCATCTATTAAAGGTTGGCTTAATAGATCTGCACCGTCTCTAAAATTAGGGCCTCTATAATCAGGAGTATTTCCATAGTTACACCCACAACAACGATATCCCCACGAACAAGTATCGTTAGTTACTTTTCTTGCAGGTATATTCAAATTCTGAATATCTATTTTAGTTGCTAATTCTAATTCAACAAATTCTTTATTTTCAGATTTTTTCAGATTTATCAAAAATTTATCATAAGCAATATAAGTTTTAAATGATGAAATTCCAAATGGATTTATACCATCACTAAAATTTACAATATCTAAATCTTTAGCAAGAATTTTTTTTCTTATAAACCTCTTGCCAATCAAATCTTTACGATCTTTTAAAACATGCGATATATAATTATTTATATTAGCTATTTTTAATGTTGGCTTAGATTGTTTTCCATCTGACGAACTCTGTAGATTAGATAATTCAGAAGGTATAAAAATATATTCTTGGCCTTGAAAAACCATACCTTTAGAAAAATTTTTAGAACCATGAAAACG